AATCAGCCAGTTAATCATATTTTTATAATCGTTTGGATGCATAATAAGAATAGCTTTGGAAGCATCATAATTGTAAGTGCTGATTACTGTAGAGCCTGACATTATATCTAAAATAGGATTGCCGTTTGCCCCGTCATCCCATCCAGTTCCTACTGCAGCACCACTTCCTACAGTTGTAGGATTTGGGACTGTTGGAGTAGCAGCAGCAGCTTCAGAAAATACAGAGAATATTCTTATATTAATCTGCTGAGCAACAGCTCTTACCAAGTCCCTTATATTTGTAGCAAGAATATCTATGTCGCTGTCTTTAATATCTTCGTCTGAAAGTGTTGGGCTTTCAACAAAGAATTTTTTTACATAAGAATCTATCCTTGTCCAGCTCTGCTCAATAACAGTAGGTAAAGCTAACTGGTCTGTCTGCATTTGTGAGAGAAGAATTCCTGATGTATCTGTTGTATCCAAAGTTCCAGCAGTTCTTTTATACCACCTGATTTGCCTCGCAGAAGTATCGGAAACATTACAATAATTTTTTAAAATATATTCCTCATCAGCAAAACCCTTAGCCAGCTTATCAATATCAATTCCCCTGATTTCTGCCATGCCTGATGTGTCTGCCATTTTATAATGCGCTTGATGGAGTATAAGGATTTAATTCCATAAAAACAGTTTGTCCGTTTGTTCCGTCTTCAAAAAAAGTCCCTGCAACAACGCTTCCAGATAGTGCGACTAAAGAAGCTGTTTTAAAATAATTTGTTGCAGCATCAAGAATTGCTGGGTCTCCTGCAGTGCATGCTCCAGATAAATAAACTTTAAAAACTCCTCCTCTATAAACTCCTAATTTAACCTTGCCATCACTTGCTATTTTTTCAGAAGCAGCAATCCCGCCGACAACATCTGCAGCAGCATTAGAGCCTGAAACAGCCATAGGGTCTACTAATTTTAAAGTTCTTCCTTTTTCAATTCCCACTGCATCTGCGACAGTAAATGGGATAGCTGGAGATGTTTCAATATATAATGTAGCTTCATGCGCCATCTTTATTCGTCTAAACGAATAACTTAAACTATTTAAACTTTTCTATTTTAGTTTCTTTCTGACTTCTTTCACGAAAAGGTTAAATATATTCCCCACTTCTATATCTGCTTCATACCATCCATGTTTTACAAATAGCCATCCAGACATATAACAGAAAAGAAAGAAAACAAAAGCCCCAATAACCACAGTCCAGTAATTTTTATTGACTACATTTCCAATACCAAAAACAGCAGCAACCCATTTAGGATAACTTAAAAAACCATAACCAATATCAAAATATCTTTTATGTTTTAATATTTTAATTTTGGTTTTTAATTTCATATCCTCTCTCCTCCCTTTTGACGTCCTTCTGTAAATATACCATCTTCTTTAATTCCAAAAGGATATACAGCAATATTCGCCGGCGGAGATGAGTGTAATCCGAACATAGTCAAAGGCTTGACATCTTTCAAATCCAAAGGAGGGATTTTCTTAGCTTTAAATATCTTCCTTAGAATTTGAAATTTTAAATTAATGTCTGGTCTTATTGTTGTTTCATAACCAGGATTTCCAACTGTTTTCAAAACTACCGGCAGATTTTCTTTGCAGAAAGCAATCTCCCATAATTGAATAGGCCTGACCTGCAGCTGAATACCTATCGTCCCTGCATCCATTTTATAAGGAAGATACTGAGCTTCTAAGTCTCTGATAAATCTCTCGACATCCTGCTTTATTCCCCTTGTAATCATATACAGGTGCATGTTATTTACTCAATCTTTCCGCTCATTATCCTGTCCTTGTATTCTTTAGGAGTTTCTTCTTTTACTTTTGCAGTTGAGCCGGCTTCTGTTTTCCCGCTTAACATATTTTCAGCCATTAACTTTTCTTTCCTGTCGTTCTCTTTTTTCATTAATTCTGTAGCTTCTTTCAATTCTCTTGCAGCTTCTTTAGCTGAATTAATGATTGGAGATGTTTCTGTCTTCGGTTCGCTTTCAGATGTCTCTTCTTCTTTGGGCTTAGTTTGTTCCTTTTCTTCTTCTTGTGATACATCCATTTTGATTAACCCCCTTTCATTTGATAACTTTATCTAAAGGTATTGTGGAGCCTATCGTAGCTGCTATTACAGCAACCACAATCGTTAAAAGCACCCCATCTATACCTGAGTATAGCGCCAGTGCCTCTAATAATGTCAGACAGATTAAGCCTGTTATTATCACCGAACTTTTTATTTTTTTTGTCATCCTAATTTATCCCCAATTTTGGAATAATACATTTTTAAAGCATCCTGCATTTTTATTTCATTAATTCCTATATCAATTCCCTTGACTTCAAGGAAATCAAACCCTTTTTCTACACTCCAATTTAAAGCCCAGCTCACTCCCGTCCCATATCCTATAATATATCCGAGCATCAAGCCGAAGATAATCCCTGTGATTAATATTTTGTGGTCTCTGTGTGTATTAAAAAATTTCATTCTTCTACCTCTGCGGTTAATGCTTGTCTCTCGCTCGCTAACCATGCTTCTATTGCGGGGTCTGTTGGCTCTCCTTTTATTGCTGTTGCCGCAGCCTGCTTTGCAAAATAAACAACTTCTTTAGCTCTTAATATTTTTCCCTCTATTACATTAAGTTTATCAGCATCTGCTATTAATTCAGCACTTTCTATAGAAAGGTTTTTTATTCTCTGTTCTAATAAATACATATTTTCTTCTTCGTCTAATATTGACTGATAAGCAACATAAGGATCTATTAAATTTGCTCTCGTTGCTTCATATTTTTTAAGAACTCTCCCTCTTGATTCTTTAATATTTTGTATTACTGTATCCACATTTGCACTGGGAGTTTCAAGCATCCCCCCAGCAAATTTACCCGCCAAAGGTCCAATAAGAGGGATGGATTCAATAAATGCCCCAAACTTCTCAGAGCCAGATGTGCCTTTTTTAGTTTCTTTTTTTTGTATTTCCTGTAAAACTAACTCTCTCGCTGTTTCTGGGTTTTGAAGTAATTGTTGTTTTTCTGGTTTAATCTTGCCTTTAAATATTCTATTATAATAATCTGAAAATATGTTCCCTTCTCTTCCTAATACTCCTCTTCCAGCTTGAAAACCAGGCCCTAAAACAGGAAGTTTTGTAAGACCTGTTCTCTCTTCTTCTAACTCTACAGCCTCAGGCAATTTCTCTTCATAAAATCCTTTCTCCTCTAAAAATTCTTCTCCTGCTGCTCTTTTTTCTCTTTCTATTACTGCCGGCATAGCTTTTTCTTTCAAAACTTCACGAACTCTTGGGGTTACCACACCCCCAGTTTCAAAACCTGCCAGTGCCTTTGCTCCTTTAAATTCTTCTTTAGTTACCTGTTCTCCTCCAACTTGAAAAGTTGGCTCTGTAGTCATTCTTGTCTGAGCTTCTGTTATTTCTTTTTCTTCCGGAGTTAATCCCCTTCTTTCTATTCCAAAAACTTTTTTCTTTTTTTTGTTTTCTGGCATTATTCACCCACCCCTGCTGTTGTCTCATTTTCTTGAAATCCAACTTGTGAAGAGTTTTTTTGTTCTGATGTTGTTAATGACCCTTTCAAACTTGCGGGTTTATTAAATTCTATTTTTATCGCTAATTGATTCCATAAATCTCCTTTTAATTCCTCGACTTCTCTTGAATAAATCTGTTCAAATGTTAAATAAGATATTTTAGAATCTCCCTCTATCTCTCCGCTTCCGCCAATTATAATTTTAGGAATTCCCAGCAGCTGATACAACTCATCATCAAGATAACTGAGCCATGTAATAACTCCATTTATATCAAGAACCCCATGCCAGTCCTTAGCTTCTGCCACTCCTTTGGGAAGAAGAAGGACATCCCCCTTATCTATTGAATCTTTCCACTGGGTTTTGAATCTCGCTATTTTAACAGGGTCATCTTCATCAATTTCTATAACACGAACAACACCATTTCTTTTAATCATCTTTCTCTGGGTTCTTTTTGCTTCTTCCTGTGCTTCAACATTCCATTCAGCAGCTTCGATAGGGCTTGTTCCATGAATATTGTCAGCCACCCTGTCGTTGCATAAATGCAGCATATCCTTGACTGCAATCTCCCTGTTCTTTATTTTAGAAATCTGCTCATACCTTTTAATTATCCCCTGAGGGCTGACAACAATTCTTATAGAAGCAGGGTCTAAAGGTTTTAAATTAATTAAAGTTCCCTTATTATTTCTTATAATCTCTGCGTAACTATCTCCATTAATTTTTTTAACAACCAGCATATTCCACAGGATAGATAAAAATGTGTCTTCACCCCATCCTTTTATTCTGTTTAAAGTTACCTCATCTGTTGGGTTTCCTGCAGTCCATCCCAGTCCAACGACCCAAGTAGCATAAGCATTAATAGACATTTTTATCTTGGCAATCTTATTATAAATTCCATACCATTTTTGAAAATTAGTATTGTCATAGAAGTTGTCACCATAATCTGAAACTCCATCTGTGCTCTCAGCACTGATTGTATAATCAGTAACTGCTGTCGGTGTTGTTGTTTCTCTTATATCTAAATCTGCCATTTTATATATCTACTTTAAAAGGTAAAAAAACTTTTAATGTGCTGTCATTTGTTATTATATTTGCTTTTGTCTGGTTAGACGGGCTGCATCCAATACGGAATTCCGTTGAGGGGTCTGTTATTTTATTCTGCGCTGTAATATTTAATCTGATTGTATCTCCAGCCTTGAAAGTTGTCTTAGGCACATCCAAATTAATTCCCCATCTCCATTCCCTGTATTTTGGATATCCAAAATTAGAGCCGCTTAAAATTATTGAGCCTGAAACCAAATGAACCCCTGATTTCTTTATGCTCGCAATTATTTTCTCCTGATAATCAGAAGGGTCTGTAGAAGTAAAGATTCCCACAGTTCCGTTTATAATAGTTTCCCCATCTACAGTTAAATTCTGTCCTGTTTCAATATCAAAATCTACGTCTGCTTTTTCTGTCCAGTCAGTAGTTCCCACTGATGTCCCCCCATGCATAATATGCCAGCCTGTCACTGTATTTGAACCTGAATATTTTCCGCTGTCAAATACAAAACTTCTTAAAAAGCCAGAACTTCCGCTTAAAAATCTACCTGCATATAAGGTTTGATATGCCTTTCCAGTGATAACATCTGTAAAATTAAAAGTCTTTATTGCGGTTTCCTGTTCTGGGTAATTTATTGGGACTGGCATTTTAATTAAGTTGGAGGTTTTATAGAAGTTGTTTTAAAATCTTTTAACTCATTCATTATCTTGTTTGCATTATCATATAAAACATTTATCATATGTATTGCTTCTAATCTTGAATTATATGAGAATAAATCATAATTAATAATTTTTATAGCTATCAAATCTGAGCAAGCATCAGCGAGAGCCTGCTGAATATAAATGTTTACATTACTATAACTGCCGACCCAGTCTCTTCTTGTTTTTGCTACAATCTGCCCTTCTGCTTCATCACTCCATTCAGAAAGAGCTGAACCAGATGCTATGATAGTGCTGTTTGCATCCTCGCCTGCTTTTACTATTGCTGAGCCTGATGTGCATAAAGTCCATGACATGTTGTTATATGTAATCCACCCATATATTTAAACTTTTGTCTTTTGCTGCGCACCACGCTGCTCTTATTAATCCTTCTGCAATATGAGAATAACTTCCAAATATCACCAATCTTGTCTTTTGTTTTTCTTTAACTAAATAATCATATTGGATAGAAGCTAAAGATGCTTTTACAATATCCTCATTTAAAAGTTTAATCTCTCCTCTTTCCCCCATAGCCTTAAGATTGTTATAAAGGTCTACTTTAAGCAAATGAATCCTGCTTTTATCGTCTCTGTCCTGGACTAAGGTCCTGTTATTAACGGCAGTTACTTTTTTCTTTGTAAAATGATTATTTAACAAATGGTCTAACACAGAGACTCCCAGAGTTCCTGCACCAGCATCTATGCCAATCTCTTTAAAAGAATATATTTTTTCCAGCTCTATAATCTTCTCCTCTGTTTCAGTTGTCAGTTTCTTCTTTGTTATAAGATTTTCAACATGCTCAAACTTATCTTTATTTATCTTTCTTAGAATTTCAAAAGTTCCCTCATCTTTTCCAAGCCGTGCAATATCAACACCCATATAATGCCTGCACTTCCTGTTTATAACATCTGGTTTTTCCATAATGCAGACTTTTTTAATCCATTCATCTGAAAATAGCCTGTTTACATCTTCCAGAAATAAGCCAAGATATTCCTGCCCATATTCAAGTTCTGTCATGTCTCTTTTATCTTCTTCTAAGATTCTAACAGCCCCTTCCCGCTGTTTTTTAGTCCAGCTCCTCGATATAGGCCTGTTAGTCATGACATCCTCGCTTGATTTGTAAAAGACCTTAAACCGCGCATCTGGTTTCTTTAAATTGTATGATTCATTAAATTTTTCCCAAAAATAGCCCTTTTTTCCAAATGGTGTGCTGCACATCCAGATATGCCCGTTTGTTGTCAATAAAATAGGTTTTGCAGCCAGCCAGAATAATTTTGGCATTCTACTTGCCTCATCGACAATCAAAACCCCACCTTCAAAGCCTCTTGCAGCGTCTCCAGTATCTCCAACAGGCCTTGTAATCATAGTGCTGCCGTTTTTAACAGTTAATCTTTTAAGAGTTGTGTTTCTTTTATCATATTTTCCAGGATATTTCTCTTCAAGATAATGCAAAGCCATGAAATGAATAATCATAGCCTGGTCTTCTGTCAGCGAGACGATAACAATAGGTGTTTTAGGCTTAGAAACCATCAAATCAATAGCTTTTTTCGCCATTATATAGGTTTTCCCGACTCTACGGCCTGTGCAGAGAAGAATATCACCCTCAGCCTCTTCAACTTCTTTTTGCCATTCATCAAGTATTATTTCCATCTAAATCAACCGCCAATTCCTTATGAGTGTCTATATATTCCTGCAAACATCTAAGAAATCCTTTGGACATGTTCTTTTTACGCCGATTTAGGATAGTTATCGCCCAGTGCTCCCCTTTATATATCTTAACCACTATTTCAGGGTCATAACTGATGTGATGGTTCTGAATTATCTGTTTTTTTGTCATTTTATTTTCCATAAATAGATATTATCCTTGCATCTCTTATAGCCTGTTCAGCTCTGTAATCTGCAACCATAAAGAATTCCATTACATATTCTTTAAGCTTAAACCAATTAACAAGCCTTTCTTCTTTCTCACACTTATTCAGCCATTTCGCAACTTTTCTTGCTAACATCGAAGGAACATCTACAATCTTCTGATTGATATCTCCGGATGGAACTTCAAAGGTTCTCATTTTCAATTCTCCATTTAGCAATTCTTATATACTCTTTAGCTTTCCTTTCACAACATAGAAGTCCATCACAAACTTCTAAAACAAAATCCTTCATATTCAAATTTGGCTTTGCTCTCAAAGCCTTTTCTACAATTCCAATTCTATTAATCTTATCCTTTTGCTGTTGAATTATTACTGAAACCATAACACATAAAAAGCACACTACTATATAAATCTTGTGGTTGTGTGTTAGTCATAAAGAAAAGAAGAACCAAGAAAAGAAACGCTTTACTTTACTTG